TCCTAATTCCTTCAGGATTATGGCTTGTGCCTGTGCGACTTGTCCGCTTTGTGTTAATGTTTTAATTTGTTCTTTTTGGTCTGCTGTAAATGTTACACCAACACGTCTTAAAGCAGTTAAACCCATGATAGGGTCTTGAAGAGCTTTACCAACTTGTAATGCGGCTGAATTTAGGTCGGTACCCATTACTGAAGCCATATCCATAATTGCTTTGGTAGCTTCTCTAAAAGTATCACCTTTAACGTTTCTGAATGTTGCCAAAACTGTTTGCATACTAAGTATTGTTTCATCATCAATACCTGTTAGTCTTTGCATATCAGAAGCCATCGCAATTATTTGTTGTGATGTTAAACCAGCCGCACCTTGTGTAGCGTTTATTACGGCATTTAATTTATTGTGGGCTAATACAACTTCTCCGGCCGCATTATAAACAGATTTGAAAGCATTAACTAGCGCAAATATACCAGTAACCGCAAATGTTGTCACTAATAAACTTTTAAGATTTGTGAATGCCGCTGTTGTAGATTTTACTTGGTTTTCAACTAATTTTAATTGAGGTCCAATTTTACCTACAGATGTAGACCCACTATTTCCAAAAGATTTTAATGCTGCTTCGGCTTTTGACATTCCTGATACAAGTCTAGTATTATCAACTATTAACCTTATATTTACGTCTTTATTTGATGCCATTTTTTCTGTCCTTTACATTTTCAATAAATCTTCAAATGCTTGTTCGTCGTGTTTACTTTCATCCGGTTCTATACCGTTTGCTATTTGTGTATATTTTAGATGTTGGTTCATCATTAATAGAAGTTTTCTTGGAGTCATTGTCCAAAATTGTTCTTCAGATATTAATAAAATAACTTTCGCTATATAGTAATACCACGCCCAGTCAAGAAGTCCATCAACTATTCCGGATTTACTGGGCTTTGTTCGTTTGGGTCTTTTGATTCTTCAACTTCTGCTGGTGGTAAACTCAAACACATAGCTTCCTCAATTGATTTAATAACTTCAGGAATATCTGCCATTGTGAACCAACCACCTACTTCTTTTTCGGTAAGTTTTTCGTTTTCATGCATAAATCCTATATATAAAAATTTACGCACAGCTTTAATGCTACCACCTTGTAAAGCCGCTAGCATGCCATTCAAATCGCCGTAAGTTTCTTCTAACTCTGCAAATGCATTCAAGTCAAAATAAATGCTGTGTTCTTTTCCACCAACATTGATGGCGATTTTTTTGTTTTTGATTGTGTCTAAGTTTGTACTCATTGTTCTACGCTCCTTTTATTGTTCTACTACTATGTAAAGAAATGTTAAGATTTTATAAAGATTGAATCAAAACACTTGAATTTTCTTTTTATTTATCATATACTATTAATATAAGAGGTTAAACAAATCTTATAGTAATAGTAAAAAGTGAGGAAGTTAATTATGAAAATTTCACAAAAAATCCAAATAGGTATTATGTTTATAGTATCTGCCGCATCGGCTATATGTCCAATTTTGTTGGCTATATTATATTACGGTTTTGGTGTTAGATAAGTATAAGGAAAGGGGTTAAAATCATGAAAAGTATAAAAAAGTTATTAATAGTATTAGTTTTGTTTTTAATGTGTAGTAAAGTATATGCATCTCCTGTGTATATGCCTAAAATTACTGAAGCAGAAACAAAGGAAAAACTTTTAAGTTTAACGATGCGTGAAGGAATAGTTTTGGTTAGTGAAACCGAACATACGATTGTATTTGAAAAAAGAGATTCTTGGAGTAATGAACGTGTTAAACAAAGTATCGTCGCTCATTATGTTTTCGGAACTCCATTACATACGGATAATGTTTATAAAATAACAATTACATTTGTTAAAAAAGATGATGGTGTAATGATTAATACTTTTGTTGACGCAACAATAAATAAAGGTCAACCAAATGAAGCAACATTTAGAAATGAAAAAGCTACTCAAGAACTTTCAGATGAACTTCAAAAAGAAGCGGATGCTAGAGCAATAAGATTAAAATAATTCAGATTAAATCGATTTTAAATTACTCCTATCTACTACACGTACAACCCACTGCGAAAAGTCTCAACAAACTTCACGTCGCAGTGGTCGTTGTATATTTGCACGACCGTTAAAACCATTTTCTATTAGCTCTTTTAATACTAAATATTGGTTATTTTGAAATATTGTTTCTTTACCTGAATAAATATTCAGACATCGAACATCACCGTTTGCTCTTGTTATGTATTCATCTGAATCCAATATTCCGTATAAGTTTATATTAGTGTATCCGTTATTAACTGCCCACCATAAAGCAAAGAATGCTGAATTTGAAACAGAACCTTCTATAGAATTAGGTTCCCAATATCCACCGACTATATATTCAGGATTATTCTTAAAGAAATATTTATAGCAATGATAATTAGTTAATATGATTTGTCCGTTATAATTCTTCTTTACTAAATCAGCCATTGGTGTATCTGAAAATAATATGTAATCAGTTTGGTATTTAATTCCGAAATTATTTATTCCTATGCTCTTATTACTTTTAAGAAGTTGGGAGATTGTTACATCTCCCAATTCCAAAAGTTTTTCTGATGAACCAAATATATTTATTGTGTTCATATTTTTCCTTATGCCGCTGGTACTACAAAGTCTCCTGCAGTTGTATTTAAGTTGTTTTCTACACAAGCCGCTTCTGCTAATACTGATAAAGTACCACCGTCTGCTGTTCCTGTAAATGTCAACAATACTGTATCTGATTTGATATAAACAGCTTTGTCTAATGTCAAACCAGTTGTACCCGCTGTAACTGTGTAATTTGCTTCGTCTTCGGCAGTTGCTTCTGATAGGAAAGATGTTCCTGAAAGAACTGCTACAAGTGAACCACCAGATGCTCCGTGAGCGATTTCACCAATCAATGATAATGAACCAGCTACTGCAGTTGTTACAATTGCTGTTTGAGTTTCATTAACAACGATTTGTTTGATAACTCCTGAATTAACAGTTCTTACTGCTTTCGCTGTAAATTCTATTGTACAGAAATCATCTTCGATTTTGTATTCTAATGCTGTTACTTTACATTTAGGGAATACACAATGAACGTCTCCAGCTGTACCATCAGTTGCGAATGCTCTTGTTGATTGCATTTCTAACTTAAAGTATTGTGGTTCGTCATCGTATTCTTGGGATTCAGTTTGTACTTCGGTTGCTCCTGAACCAGTTGCTGTAACTGTACTTCCTGTAAACACTGATAATACATCTAAACTCGCACGTGCAATCGTACCTTTAATTTCGTACGCTTGTGTAACTTGGTCAATTTCTTGTAACAAGTCATCATGTTTAAGTTCATAAGATTCTATGTTTGCTGAGAAGGACAATTTTTGAATAGCAACGTCGTAAGAGGTACCATAAGTAAGTGCGCTAACTGTATCAGCTGTAACGGCTGCTATTTTACAGTCTTGAACACCTCTGAATGCTACGTTTTTTGGTCCTGCCATTTTTATATTCTCCTTATATTATGGGTTGTAATTCTCTGATGGTGCCATAAAAGTCATTCCATATTGCCAAATCCCATTACTTTCATTTAAGAATGTCACTGTGGTTGGATACATTTTACCACAACCTCCGGGTGAAAATCCTGTTAATGTACTTATAATAGAATCTATATGACTATACGCACCGTTTTTATCACGCAAATTTCTTACTATTACCGTAATTGAAAATTCTAAATTCTGTGTCTGTAATATAAATCCAGCTCCTTCAGGAGTTGAAAAGTTTGAACCATTATAAGAAACTAATATTGCACCAGTTGGGTGTAATAATCTATATTCACTTGGTTTGTCAGGAAATCCTTCTACTTGTAAGGTTGTTATATATGTCTCCAACTGAGTAATTATTGCTTGTTCAATTGTATTAATAGCCATAACGCACTCCTTAAAATCCGTTTAAATAGGAATCATACTGGTCCCATTTTGCTTGATTGTAGTATTTATTAGTAGAGGAACTTGTTAATGTTTTATCCGTTGTTAATGGGGAATCAGATATTGTTTCAACACCTAAACTAAATTTTCCTGATTGAATATCTTTTAATAATTGTGTAATTTCTTTATAACGCTGTTCTATTACAGGTGGAATTTCGGTATACATCCGTCTACTATATAATCTATATTTAACATAATCAATCGCAATGTATTTTAATTCATCGGGAACGGTTGGAAGGGGAAGAGTATATCTTCCCCGTAAATAACCGTCAATTATATTATCGACATAATCTATAGCATTCGTAATGACTGTATTGTCTACGGTTGAACCACCGGCTATATCATTAGTTATCTGAACTAAATCAGCATCCGGTACTTCAGAAGTTATCTGCGCTATTGTACAATAAGTCATTTGATACCTTCTTTCATTATGTTGTAATAGTGTCTTTGAACAAGTAACCAGCTGTTGCAGCGATTTGGATTTCGTCTCTGTTTTCTGCAACTTCGTAAACGTCTTGGTGGTTACCAGCTTCTCTCCATTTCATAACTCTTTCAAATCCGCCACCTTCAGAAGCGTCGAATTTGTCACGAGTCATTAAACCTGCACATAACATACGAGGTTTAATTGATTTTGGATAAGCATATAAGAATGCAACACCGTGAGCGGATGTACCAGCTGAATCGAAGAATCTAACTGAAGTAAATTCTGTTCCTGCTTTAGTTTCTTTCGCTGTGTTGTGAACTGCTTTTGTTACGATAACCTTGTCAATGTCTAACATTCTAGCAATCATATCAGGTGTGATTGATTCTGCTGAAGTGTATTTGAATTGGTCTCTAACACGTGAGATTTCCTTGATTTGTGCAAATGTAAGGTCGTCCATGATAAGTCTGATTTCCATATCACCACCGCCAACGATACCTCTTGATGCTAAAGTTAATTTAGCTGTATCGATACTAGAGATGAATGTATTTACAGATGCAGATGCGTTCCATCCGCCTGCCATATCAGTACCACCGGATGTGCCATCTGCCCAAGTTGAACCAGTTACAAGGCTAAATAATTTGCCTTCACGGTTCATCATAACTTTACGTTTGCAAAGTTCTACTGCATCTTGGTCTGGAAGTAGTGGTTGCGCTGACAACTTAGCAGAGTTACGTCTCAATTCATCTGTTACAGGTGAAGCGAAAGCGTATTCAATACAGTTGTAAGTGACTTCGGTTGTTTTGAAAGAACCACGTCTAGCTTGAGAACCTTCTCCACGAGGACCGGCGTCATTTCTGAAGAAATCTGATTCTAAGTATTTAGTGATTTTTGCTGTTGGGTCATTAATGTTCATGATTGGGAACACTTGGTCGGCTACAAACTCTGGTGAACTAAAGTAGATACTTACGTTACGAAGAGCGGCCGCTGTTACGATACTTTTTGCTGTTGGCATTTTAAATTCTCCTTTTAATTAAATGTTATTACAAATTTTTTATACTATATAGGATTAAGCAACTGCTTCTCCGATATTATAAATTGATACTGCTGTTGCGGAAGTTACAAGAACTTTGAAAGTTTTCAAGTAAGTTTGTGCAATAGTCATTGTTCCGACTAAAGTACATCCACCAGTTCCACCGTTTGTCATTGTGATTGTTTCTGAAGAACCATTACCATCATTGATAATTGTAACATCAAAACTATCGCCAATTTGTGCGTTTGGAATAGCTGCAATTATGTCTGCTGCTAATGGGAATACGTCTGAACGAACTGCACCATTTGGGTCTCTTTTAATAAGTCCACCCAAAAGTTGGGCTGGTGTGTAAGTTACAACGTCTGCAGTTGTTACAGTTGCAACGGCTGCTTTTTGTACCAATGGTCCGGCAATTCCTGCTCCGATTGCTAAAAGAACTGCGCAAACATTTCCATCAGCACCGGAAGCATCAATTACGATACCACAAGCTAATTGTTTGTCTCCAGCGGCTGCTGCGGCTTGTCCACAATCAGATACAGAAACAAATTCGGGTTTAATAATTGTTCCTTCATCTAATGCGGCGTTTGCTACCATTTTAGAAATACCTAATGTTCTAATAGTAGCACCTTCACCGGCAACTGGAGTGTTTTGTAAAACACCTACAGGAATGTCAAGTGCTGTGTCTAACAAAGCAGCTTTTCCTGATGTGTCGATTTTTACGAATTGATATTGGTAAGAGCTTAGGTCTTCCGCCGCTTCTACCGCAATATCCAATACTGGATTAAAATCAAAACTCATTTTTTATTCTCCTTTTATTTATTATGCAATTACGTTACAAACTCCAATGTTCAATAAGATTGATGCTAAATCATCTTCTGCGCTTGATAAGTCAGTTACGAAACCGGCGTAATTTGTGTAATCTGTGCTAGCCGCAATTGCTTTACCACAATCTGTGGTTGAATTGTATTCAGGTTTAATTGGAAGTAATACAGCTAATGAAGTTGCTGATACTACTTTTGATATTCCTAATACTCTAACGGTTGCTTCTTCACCTGATTTTGGTGCGTTTTGTAATACACCAATAACCACGTCGCTAGCGGCGTTCATTAATTGTGCTTTTCCAGCTGAGTCGAGAGTTACGAAGTGATACTGATAAGAGGATAAATCTTCAGCGGCTTCGAAAGTTACGTCCAAAACTGGATTGAAATCTACTGCCATAATATTATTCTCCTTTCATTATTCAGCTGTTTCGAGTTCTGAGTATGCTTGTTGAGCAAGTTCAGGGTTTTCGATTTGTACTTGAGACAACGCTTCTGAGTAAGAAACTTTATCTTCTTTTACTTTTGCTTCGGCAAGTTCGTTTAATTGGTCACCAGCAGATTTCTTAGCATTTTTCTTTGCTGCATCTGTATTAGTTTCACCCATTTCAACGATTGCTGGTTGTTTTTCTAAATAAGATTTCAATGTTTCAAGGATGTCAGCTTTTTTAGTTTCACCATTTTCAGCAAATTCATATTCGCCTTTGTCGTGAAGAGCTTCCATTAAATCAATAATAGTGTCTTGACATTCTGTAACCATTTTACCTTGTGAATGTAAATCTTTTACAAATTCTTTGTATTCTGCAATACGATTTTTCTTTTCAGATGCCGCTAATTTAGATTCAACTTCTTGAATACGTTTTTCAGCTGCTTCTTCAAATTCAGTTTTCTTAGGTGCTTCCGGTTTCTTTTCTTCCGGTTTCTTTTCAGCTGCTTTTTTAGCTGCTTCTTCGTATTCAGCTATTTTGTCAGCTTGTTCTTTGGAAGTCTTTTCCAATTCAGTAATCTTTTCGCCATATGATTTCACATCGGCGTTTGCTTTGTCAAGTTGTTCTTGCAATTCTTTTGTCATTTTTGTTTCTCCTTTTTCTTTATTATCATCTTTATAATTTCCGCTTTCGTCTTCGTTAAATTCAACTGTGACAAAATCGTCATCTTCATTAAATTTGATATCCGCAAGACCTTTTACGGCGGGTGGTACTGCTCCTAAAAATCCAATATGTCTAAGTGTCATGTCATTGTACAAGCTAATCGACCGTTTCTTGTATCTCCCTTCTTTGACTGCATCACTAAATGCCGGCATTACTTGTTTAAACTTAGCAAGTAATGTTGCACCATTGGCTTTTAACTTTTCTACCCATCCAAATGCAGGAGCATTATCTTTTGGATGGCCTACAACCAAAGGAGCCTCATGTGCTGATTGGCTGTTGTACTTACTTTCAATTTTTTGTAAATCTTCTTCGGTCCAAGTTTTAGTATTACCAGCTGAGTCTGTTTGTTCTCCAGCTCTAAATACTTCAACCCAATCTCCTTCAAAGAAGTCTTCGGTTTGTTCATCTTTTCTTGATGCAACAAATTCTTCCCATTCGGCAACTAATTCATCAGTGGTTAATTCTTCAAAACTTTTTGCCTTTTTCATTGCTGTTGCAATTGCTGTTCCTTCATCAGTTCCTGATTTCAACATAGCGTTTACTATACCTATAAATTTAGTTTTTTGTTCGGGTGATAAACCTTTTGCTGAATCGGGTAAGTTTGTCATACTGTACGGCATTTGTAATCTCCTTTTTTAATTATATATCAAAATACTTGATTGCGGTCTTCTCTAAATCATTAATGTCTAAATCTGTTAGTGTAACAAATTCACGTTTCGGCATATCAACACTATGATTACGACCTGTTGGTCCGCCAAAGTTATGTATTGCGGCGTATTCTAAATTAGTACCAACAATAACAAAGTTGGTTCCTGTTTTACGTGTAATAGAACGTTTTAATTTACCAGTTCTTTGTAAGATTGGACCTGTATAACCTAATTTAGTACGTTCTTTTAAAGTTGATGCTTTTAAAGGTTGCCAAGCTGGTCGACCTTGTTGTTCAAAGTTATCACCAATTGCATCCTGTATAATAGAACCTAATTGTTCTAATAAGGGTGCAACTGTTTTTCCTTTATTTTCAACATCACGAAAATACTTTTGAACAACCGTGTCATTTATTTCTACTTTAATTTCATCAGACATTAAATTTTCCTTTTATAAAGTTTTTACCAAAGTTTTTATCCCAACCAGAATCAACTTTAATTCCTCTATAAGAATGTGTTGGTTCGCCGGAATCATCTTTGGTTTCTTTTATTTTATTTTCACTATTTAATAAAGGAATATCTTTTCTATCAAAACGTTCTTCGGTCATTGCTCTTACTTCACAACGGCAATTATATCCGTTAGGTGGGTAGAAGTAATCCCAAAATGGGTCGTCAACCGGAAAAGCTAATCCATTTAACATTGCGTGTTCTTCTCTTGTATTAGCATCCATTACAGCTTCATACACCCAAATAGGTGCAAAGTCTGCAATGTCTATTTGTTCTTGATAACGTCCTACTGAATAAGCGATATCTGAATTAACTCTATATATAGTTTTCAATCTAAATGTTGATTCTTCCCAACCTTTAGCTTGCATTCTGTCTTGAAATTCTTTTTTAATACTGTTAAATGTTTTACCCTCGGTTATACCTCTATCTATAATAGACTTAGCATCTTTAACAATATCTTCTTTCATTACACCCGTTATATAAAAAGCGTCTTCACGTGATTTTTCAAGTAATTTTTCCCAATCTTTATTTACTCTATATCCTTTAGCCTGTAAATAAGCAATAACTTTTTCAGGAGGAAGTTTAAATAATAGATTCATATTTATATTATCAGCCATTTTATTCTCCGTCATTTAAACATATTACTGTGTAATTTAATGTGTTACCTTTATTATCTATTTCTCTTGAAATAAAACAATTAGTTTCTTCGT